TTTTGACCACACTATGCTAAGCATGTGTCTTAAGGGTCACCTAGACGTCTAAGATGGCATAAAAATGTCATCCAAACCGCCTAAAAAGAGATTGTTAGAGCATTGCAAGGGCACAAAAGAATTGCCTAATCGATGCAATAAGCGTGTAGAACCTACTTTAATTGGGTCCGGAAAATCTGAAAGAGATAAAACCGGAGGTAGTTTCTTAGAGTGATTATTCTGAAGAATGAGTTGCCAATTACGGCGAAGCGTTCTATAAAAACAAGACTCAGAAGCTACCAACTCACCCTTCTTCGGATCGATATAAAGTTTAGAAATGTGTGGGCATCTAAAAAGAGCCTCAACGCATAACTTACCTTTGACATCATCCAGAGAAAAATCGGAATCATTCGAAAAGGATGCTAACTCGACTTTACTCATAGTACGGAGACTTTGAGCAAGGGCTTTTGCAAGCTCTGGAAGACGAGATGTAGCATAGTCCCAACACTGCCATGCAGATCGAGGTCTTCGAACAGGCTTCATTAAAGAGGCCTGATCTAGGAAACGAAGATTATACTCGGCAGGTTGGAAAGATCCGATGGTGGGTAAACCCAAACCATGTAAATATTCAGGGAGGAACCAGGGAACTCCAACCTTCTTAAGAAAGTCGAGATTTTTGTGTATATACTGACCAAGAACCCTCTCTTGCAGAGCAGAAGGAGAACTAAGGACTAACTTGGTACACTTTGCACCTATAGACATAAAAGTCTTGGATGCATCAGCGGTACCACTACGTTTAACGTTCTTCATCAGACCCATATTTATATAAGGAATAACTTTATAGGAATTTTCAGAAACTGAAAAGCTATAGGAGTTAATATTTAAATAAGTACAGGAATGATAAACTTTACCTACAGAAGGTAAAAGACCACATAAAATGGAGAACTTAGACCATAGTAAACGTCCATTATCAGAAACACAAAATAAACCATCATCACCATTCACAAGGAGAGGAACCTCACGAAGAGGATACTTCTTCTTATGATCAATTTCCAAAACCATACGACAAATAGCCGCATTGATTATACAAAGTATAGGAAATGAGGTGATGCTCCCCATCAGTTGACCGTTTGTCTGAAGCTTCCTTAAGAGAGGCTTCCCTTTAGTTTTCAATTCCAAAAG